CTCAGGAGAACATGGTCTTTTTGAGTGCCTCGACATAGTCAGTGGCTTCGCCCTTCTCAACCATTTTCAGAGCTTTCGCATGAGGATCCAAATCAGACTCTTCAGCGTACTGGAAAGTGCCACCAGCAACTTCACCGAAGGAAACCATCGGAGGCAGTTTGCTCAGCAGACCCAGAAGTTTGGTAGCGGCAGTCTCACCTTCGGAGAACTCCAGAGTTCCGAACTCCAGACCTTCGCAGTAGCTGATCAGCTCTTGCTCAGGAATGATTCCATCGGTCAGACGACCCTCGGTGTAGAGAGTTTCAACGAAGTTGGCCATTTGACGACGACGATGCATCATCTTCTCTTCAGCATGACGACGCTCCAGCTCAGCATACTTGTTCTTCAGAGACATCAGCTCTTCGTACATTTGCTGAGGGAAGCCAACGGCGCGAGCTTGACCAGCAGCACCCATGCCATAGCTCATGCTATCGCAATGATCAGCAGACAGCTCGTTGTAATCCTCTTCACCTTCGTCAACACCTTGATCACCTTCGCCTTCGTCGTAGGTCGAACCAAAACCTGTCTTGGTGTAGGGGTCGCGAGGTTTGGGAGTCTCAGCGTGGTCCGCAGCGGTAACACCACCTTCACGTTTGGTGATCTCGTCGGCGTCATCCACGGAGTCCATAGCGCCAGGAGCCAATTGCTTGGCATTTGACTTCTTGCCGTCGCCGATGTTCTCGCGCAGGCCCTCAAGGGTCTCAGCATATACACCGTCCGGACCTGTGATTTCGTTAGGATCAGTAACGCTATCCTGGGCACCCGGAGTCAGCTGCTTAGATTTGGCTTTGGGCTCACCTTTGTATGACTCAGCATAGGCACCGTCGGGACCAACGATCTGAGCGGGATCCTCGTAGGTGTCCATGGCACCAGGAGTCAGCTGCTTAGATTTAGCTTTCTTGCCGTCACCAATCTCTTCACGAAGAGTTTCCAGATCGGCATCGCCAGAGATGTCACCTTGATCATACTCGGCGTGATCAACCATTTTGCTGCCCTTCATCGACTTGCGAGCGGTGGTTACACCGGCTTCACCAGTCATTTCGTCAGCTTGGGGCTCAGCGTACAGCAGGTCGTGAGTCTTAACCGAGGTCGGACGAGCATCAGAGCTCTTCTGACGCAGAACGCGCATGCTGTTGTCAGACATGACGTTAGTCATACCAACCGCAAACACTTCGTCATCGGGCATTTCTTCCGATTCCACCGGCATTGGGCTGGCGCCATCTTGACGACCGTATGGGTCGCCTTTTTCAGAAGTCTTCGGAGCATTAACGCCGTAGCTCTTAGCGTCTACGTCGTACTGGTCCATGTTGTTGACACGCTCGTAGTTGTCAGCTTGACCAGCCCAGCGATCAGCACCGTCAGAAGCCATTTCGGGATCTTTGGCAGTGTGCATACGGTCTGCATCTTGCTCATTGCTATCAGCAGTGTGCATGCGGTCGGCATCCTGAGCACCGCTTTGGGCGGTTTTAAAACGACCTACATTGCCGTCAGCTCCTTGTTTACCGGTTTTCATGCGGTCAACGTAACCATTCTCGGCAGAACGGGCGGTTTCATAACGACCCGTATCGTCATCGTCGGAAGGTTCAGTCTTTTTACCAAACTTTACAACGCCAGGGGCGGGGTTAGTCTTGTAAGAGACTTCGTCGTACTCAAGCTCAGCGTGGTCGGCGGACATTTTCTTGTCCGTCATTTTCATAAGTTCTTTGGTCTCATGGGCTTCGCCCTTACGACCTTCTTTCTTTTGGCGTTTGGCTTCGAAACCGCGATCAGCAGCTTCTTTGCGCTCGGCTTCAGATTCTTTGTGAGCTTCGTCGTAGACGTTTTCTACAACTTGCATAACTTGGCCGTTGGCACCTTTGACGTGCTTCCGGCTGATTTTTCCTTGGTCCATAAATTCCTCTTCCGGAAATTGATCTTCGAGGTCAGCCGTCTGCTGAGAGATTTCAGTGCCTTCGCGACCCACGTTTTTGCTGGTTTCTTTAAATTGTGGAGCATCTGGATTTGCCATTTGGGCAGTGTCCGGTTGCTGAGTGACAGATGAAGCAGCGGCTTCTTGTACTGGCACGGTTGATTGGCTTTGTTGGTTGCCTTGTAGTTCTTTTACCGCACTCGAGACATCCTCGCGGACGGCATCGAGTTTCTCTCGAAGCATCTCGAGAGGACTCTTCTCAACAATCATTGTTGGTCCGAGTTCATCATCGAAGATATCCGAGGGAGCGAGAGCTACGGCAAAGTCGTAGACTCCCTCCGCCTCCGAGAAGGAGAAGGGTTCTAATCCTTTTACCGCCGGAGGGGAAGCCCCCAGCAAGGCAAGGTGTCGGGCACTCCACTTTCCTTTATGTGGGTTAATGGTGGAATCCGGCGAATAGAATGAGATCGATACCTTGCGGTAATGACCATCTTTCACCAAATCCTTGGCTGTGTCTGTAAAGGCAACGTCGGCATACAAGTTGCCTCCCTGTTTGGCGAATCCTTTGATCCAACCGTAGGCAGGGAGGCTATCGTTATCGCCAGCGTGACCGATTACAAGGGGAGCTTCATGGATCGAGGGATCGTATGTATCAACAACCTGCTGAAGGTCCTTATCAGAGAAGTTCCTCTGAACACCTTGAGCAGAAGTTTGATCACCTGCTTTGAAGACGTGGATGCGTTTCGTAAACACCGTGTTTATTAGTGACCCATTAACAGCATTTTACCCTATCGTGTCATATCAGTAGTTTGATCCTCTGTGATCTTCTCATTTCCGAACGGTTTGGGACTTTCCTCCTCATCTTCCCCAAGAAGTTGCTCTAAAGTCATCATTGACTCCTCTCCTGACTGAGAATCGGGAAGTTCATCAATGGCTTGCGCGAGCTCATCTTCGGGCGTTGCAGATTGAACCTCGCCTGCGCCCGACTCCTCGGGAACCGCACCCTCAGGTGGCGCTACTTCAGCCTTCGCCGCTTCTACGTCTCCTGCAGCTGCAGCTTCTTGGCCACCAAAAATTGACCCAAACAGGTCCTGGTCTTTCTGCGGGTTGTATGTGGTGTTGCCTTGGGCATTCTCTTCACTTCCGCTCTTATCTTCCAACTCAACACGGAAATGCCGCTCAATCCACTCTTTGCGAGGAGTGAATCCGGACTGAATCATCAGAGACACGTCGGGCATCGTTAAAGTAGACTCTTCAATTCGGAACTCTCGCGTCAGCACGGGAGCGGCAACATCCATTCCAAAGTTCAAGTCCACGATCCAACGAATCAGAGTCTGTGTTAGATTGTGGGAAATCATCTCAGAGATCTCCGAGGCACGCACAACACGAACTAGATTAGCAACTTGAGAAGAAGCACGAGAGCCTGCCTCGGCTTGACCAGCCTCGTTCTCTCCACAAATGATTAAGGAGATTTCTTTATCAATATAGTCAATCAAAGTCTTAAAGACTTCGGGGGATCCGGAAGGAACAACAAACTCCAGCTCGTAACCTTCCGGCAGAATCATTGCCGTTTCTTGAGAAAGGTTGGATAAATGTCCGTAGAGCGTATCCAATTCTCGAGTACTTGCGCTGAGTGGTGCTTTAGCAACAGCTGTCGGCGTCGCGTAACGGTCGCCGTAGAGGACATATGATTCGATTGCACGGCGCCGAAACTTAACAAGAGGGTAAAGAATGCGACCCAAAGAAGCACCATAAGGGTCACCGTTGTGGGAAACCCAGTAACGGCTGACGACAAACTTACGCTGCGGGAGTTCCACACCCTCAAACATCCTGTTAAAGGTAAGGCAACGCATTGTAAAGCCAGTCTGTGCATCCTCCTCCTCCTGGAAAACAAATCGACGCTGATCGCGCATGCGAATATCAAACGGGATAACTCCGCGTTTGGTTTTCTTCCACATGATCTCACCGACAGAAAAACCTGCAATCAAGCACTCTGCCATTCCCCTGTAGATATCGTCAATCGGCATCTCTTCCAGAACTTCTGCAACGAAGTCCCGAACTGCTAGGTCTCCCGGCTTATCTGAATATTGCTGCACATACCATGGACGTGAAGTTACTTCCTGCATCAACTTGCTGAAGCAACCCTGAACCTGCTCATCATAAAGCAACCGCTGATAAACAACAAGAGCACGGTTCCCGCCCTTGGATATGAGTAAATCATCATTCGGGCGTACAATCGTATTCCCCTGCCCTGTAAAGGGAGAGGA